TCCGAGAAAACGGTTGTCGGTACTGAAGAACCAGTAGGCCCAGTAGATGAGGGTGACATTACTGGTGATTTGGATGAGATCTCTTTTAAGCCACCGGCTGAACCTACACCCACACCTACTGGGTTTAGAACAGCCCAAGGCAGCATGTACAAGTTGGACGAGGCTGGGCGCACAAGCAGAACTAAGAAGTCACCAGGTAAAGGACAGGGTAAAATCTACCCACCACACCTTGCGTTTTATGTAACGCCTGAAGATAGCAGAAGTATTCTTGATGACAATGTTGGCGGGAACGCTTCTATTCGTCTTGGATATGACCGTGATGGTAAGTTTCAAAAGATTTCAGACATTAGTGAGTTACCGGCGGGGGCTGAACCTATAGTTGCGGTAATTGATAAAGACAGAAATACCGTACGTGGCAAATATTCTGCCAAAACGAAGCCTGAAATTGGACTAGCCCCTGTAGAAAAATTGTACAACAAAGACGGCACTGCTAACACACACGTTGGAAACCCAATTGTTGAAATGTTTTTCGAGCCTGCTTCTACGCCCCAGACAACTGGTACACCCAGAGTTCAACCAGGTGCATTAGAGAAAGCAGAAGGTAAAGATGTAGAAGACAATATAGACTTTAATAACTTAGAAGCATCTTTAGAAGGGTATTTAGACCCCGACACAGAGAGCTTGCGTCAGAACTACATTTATAACAACAAAAATAGAAATACTTACGCTAAAGAAGCTGAGAAAAATGATGCCTATCAGGATGCACTACAACAAAATATTGCTCTTTTGCCTGATGTAGTAACTTTGTATCGTGGAAGAGATAAAACAAAACGCTTTACAGATTCTATTGGGCCGTACTTAAACGTAACAACAAATAAAATAACTGCTAAAAATTTTGTTAAAGCTACGCAATCAGATCCAAAAAACTGGATCGTTGAATCATACAGCGTACCAAAAGAAGCGATTGTAGCTCTTGGGCATGCACCAGAGCGAGAATTTATAATTAACATGCAAAAAGGAGTGCAGTTTATTGAGCGGGAGGTAACAATAGAAGGAGAGATAACAGAAAAAACGGCTGAACCAACGGTTGAACCGACAACCACGACCCTTATACCCAAAGACGCTGCCGAACAAGCATTAGAAAGATACAGCGCACTAACAGAAGCCCAGAGAGATGCGGTAGCTAAAAAGCTAGGTTTGACACGGTCTGAATTTATAGAAACTGAAGCTGCATTTGAGCGTACCGCAGAAGTCGATGCTGCGATAACAGAAGTCATCACCCAAAAAGAACCGACAGAAACCAAAACAGAGAGTGATAAAAAGTTAGGGCGGCTAGGTGAATATCTAGCAAAATTTAAACCTAGTTCACCAGCAAACTTCCCGATGATTGGTAATGAAGTATGGGAAGCAATTCGTAAACGTCCTGAATTTAAAAGTTTAGAAAGCATTAGTGGTGGCGCACAAGTACAGGCGTTATATCAGACCCGCGATTTAGGAACCGGTACTCCACTTAAAAACCACACACTAACTTTATTGGCTCGTGGTAAAGACGGGCAGATTTATCGTGTAATGTTTAATTTAGGGATAACCGATGCCCCTCCTCATAGCATTAAGCAAAAGCGTTCAGTCGAACTTGTAGATGATCTAACAGTTCATTGGCCTGGAGATATAGAGAGCGATGGGTCGTTTTATTTTCACGCTGTTGGCTCTGAAGGCGCTAAAAAAGCAGCTGAAAAATACGGCCCTAAAAAAGAACCAACAGAAACTAAAACCGAAGAAAAGAAACTCCGCAAGACTAGAACCAAAAAGGTTCAGACTCCTGCTGAAGTTATCCACATGCCTCCACCGGCTGAGGTTATAAAGTCACGCCCCGACATGATTGCAGATCAGATTGCTGCACTGGATGGAGAAGATGGGGGTAGTGGGGAATTTAATGATATAGCTGAAGCTGTTAAGAGTATGAAAGACGGGGCTAAGATTGATAAGGTTCTTGACATAGCAATCCGACTTAAGAACGCATACGATACCGCACAGGGTAAAAGGGCTGGTGTTAGCGAAGCTGATCGAAATGCTGCGGCTGCACAGATTAATAAGATTTACGATGAGTTAGATGCGCTACAGTCTGGAGAGATACCAGTGACCCCCGAGGGCGTAAAGTCTGCTATGGAAAAGAACGGCAACGCTAAAGAGTCTGAGAAAATTGCAAGTGAGTCCCGTAAGGATATCTGCGAATGAGTGCCAAACATAAGTGGTGTACTTTAGACGACGGTAGTATTCCCACGGCATCCAGGCCACGTCAGGCTATTGGTGAAATACTTGCTAACCCTATTAAGGTTGGTAAGAACATGAGTGGTGATGTCGTAGCGAAGCTCAAAAACCAGATAGCTAACAAGTTTAAATTCTTGTGGGTCATGGTTGAGCAGATGGACGCTATGGGGTTCTCAGACGCCAAGAAGATTGAAGAGAGCTTAAAGCGGCAGAGATCTTTTGAAGAAAAGTTGCGCCGCCATTCTGAAAAGAATATTGAGCTGTTAACAAACGTTTATAAGCGTAACCGCAAAGCTGCTCAAGCTATAGAAGCCGTAGGCTGGACTGCCACCCAGGCTGAAGTTAATCCTTTTATGCCGCGTAGCCGGTATGTAGGCAGCACTGAGCTTATAGATTATGAGGGCCGCAAAGTTACTAAGGCTCAGTTGTGGGATGAGCTAAACAAAGAACTTGACGCCGCACGCAAGTTAGACTCCGGTGCTCCAACAGCACTAAAAGCTATTTTTGATTCTTTCCAGTTCTACCGTAAGGAGTACCTGCGCTCTACGATTCAAGCTATAAAAGATCGTGCTGGCGAAGGCAATCTAAAAGATGACGAAACCTCTCCTGAAGTCTTTGAGCAGATAAAGTCTATCCGGGACGGTGTTGCCAAAGCAGACAACGATGCCTATCTAACACTTTTGCGTACGGGTAAGTACGTAGTAAATACTTATCGTATGGAAGGCCTTGGAGAAGACGGCGTGCCCGTTCGAGTGCTTGATTCCTCTAAATTCTTTGAGGATCGTAGCGAAGCTAGAGAGTTTGCTGCGGCGCAAAGAGCTAAAGTTACTGACTCAAGTCTTGTAGAGCAGTTTGAGAAGAACAATATCAACAGCGTAATTAACGGCAGCAATCGAGCCGCTTTTAACAGTTTCTTTGACAGACTTCGTCCAGCGTTGGATAAATTAAAGCCAACCCTAGAGCCGGGTGATCCTGGTTACGACACGCAGGCGGCAATGATTGAGAACTTTAAGGAAAGATGGAAAGATGCTGCATTGCTCCTTTACCCAGAAACGTCAGTCAAGAAGCAGCTCATAGCCAAACGTAAGAACATTGAAGGTTTTAACCGTGACTTGCTTAAGACCTACGCCATCATGTCCGACCGTTACGCTAACCAGATTGCAAAAATCCGGTATGGTGCCACGCTGGATAACACTCTGTCTGATCTGCAACAGCAAGTCATTGAGAAGACTAGAAATAACCCTGACTTAAACGAGAAGGCTAACGGACTTTTAAGCGAGATTGCTCAGAAGGTAGTAAGTTTCGGGGCGCCTCCTACTGCACTTGACCGTTTTGCTGCAGGTGTAAACCAATTAGGGTTTCTCTGGTACCTTGGGTATAACCCGTCCTCAGCGTTAATTAATATGTCTCAGGTACCAGGTGTGACGTTACCTTGGTTGGGAGCACGGTTTCCTAATGGGCAATTGGTTGTATCTCGGGAGATGGTAAAGGCTTACCGCACCGTCATGGGTTTAAAGGGTGTGATGGTTGAGGGCACCCTAAGCGAGCGTGCGGATACTTTACGTAGATTGGATGATGCCACCCTGAGAAAAGACTACGGTATTACCAAAGACGAAGCAGACATGCTGGCTGAATTAGATGACCTTGGTACTCTGCGATCCGGGATGCAGATTTATGACATTGACAGTATTGCCACTAAAGGGTCGGCGTATCCAGGCTCTGTTAGCCATGGTCTGTATGCGTTTCAGAAGTGGTCGGGGCTTGCGTTCCAAAAGGTTGAGTTGATTAACCGAGAAGTCTCTGCGCTAATGGCGTACCGATTGGCTAAAAACAAAACCATGACTGGGCGGCAAAAGCCCATGACCAAAGAAGAGGCTATCCGATTCGCTGAAGAGACTGTGAATAAAACCCAGGGTCTTTACTCTAATGACCAGGCTCCGGCGCCCTTTATGAATCCAGCGCTCAAGGTCTTGTTAATGTTTAAGAAATTCCCAGCGCACATGGCGACAATCTATGTGCTGATGTTCAGGGATATGTTTAAGGGTGCTGATCCTGCCATTCGCCAAGTTGCTAGAAGGCAATTCACGATGATGATGTTTTCCACGGGGATGATGGCTGGTGTTGCCGGGATGCCCATGTACTACATCATTCGGGATTTAATGAACTTTTTTCTTGGGGATGAGGACGATCCATACAATTTTGATCTTGAGCTTAGACGGGGACTTACAGAGCAGTTTGGGCCTCAGGTCGGTAACATAATATTCCGTGGAGTAGCTGGAGAATCTGGGCTGGGTGTGGGGCAGCGTCTAGGCTATGAGGCGTCTTTTCTTCTTGGTGGTGCGAACATTCATCGTAACGCACCGTTTATTGGTGGGATCTTAGGATTACAAGATGTTCGCCGTGGAGAAACGCTAAAAGAAGAGATGGGTAACATTTTATATTCGTTGACTGGCCCTCTAGGTGGCGCTGTTGAGGGTGTCCTTCGTGGAATAGATAGCATAGAAAAAGGTGACGTTTTTCGTGGAATTGAAGGTATGGTGCCTGCTTTCTTAAGAAACCCACTAAAAGCTGGACGGTTTGCCACTCAGGGTGCTTTGACCGCACGGGGCGATCCAATCGTTGAAGACATTTCTGTAGTTGAAAGCATAGTTCAGGCTCTTGGCTTTAGCCCACAAAAATTGGTTAGCCAGTACGCAATCAACCAGGGCATCAAAGATATAGAACAAGAAATCATAGCCCGTAGGCAAAAACTTATTGATCGTTATGCGTATGAGGTACGTACTAGGGATCGTGCAGGGCAGCAAGAAGTACTAGCTGAGATCCGCGAGTTTAATAAGGTTAACCCATTTGAGGGTGTAGCTATTAAGGAAGACACAATAGCTCGGTCGCTACGGCGTAGAGAAGATATTTCTGCTGAGACTTCCAAGGGCATCCGCATTGCCAAGGGTTTGGAACCGAAGGTACGGGAGTACAGGGTTTTAGAAGACGAAGGTTAAAAAACCCCCAGCGGAAGTAAGCACACTGGGGGGAACTCGTGCCCAAGAACACGAGAGGAGAGTCTAAACCTCCTCATTATCTATAAAGTTCTCCATATGCGCAATCCCATGATTCCCTTTTCCACCACGATCCGGTGAATGAATCTACCGTGTCTTCTGCCTGCTTCTTTTCTGAAGACTTGTAAGGTGTATTCTGGGTCCAGGCAGGGGATAAAAACGGACTTACCTACGGTAAATCGTTCCCAGGGAACTACAAATTCAATCCGATCCGACCACATTATTCGTATCAGAGATTTCTATCCCCATCTTGACCGCATCCAACTGTAAGGCTTCGATGGGCGGCGTACCGAGGGGGGTGCCTTTGGACATACCTTTTTTGGAAACTTTAATTAGGACTTCTGAAGACTCCAGGTCTCTTACTACGTCTCGGTATGGCATTTGAGATTCAGTGCACTCGTTGCGAAAATGTTTGGCGTCAACATAGATCATCTTAGTATCTGGCTCCATGCGGATCAATAGCTGCCCACGGGGAGTTTGCTTACTCTGAAACCCTGAGCGTCCGTCTGCCGTGCTATCAATTACCAGGGCGTTCTGGGCCATATACTTGAGGATGTACCGGCTCACAAAGGTCTTAGCATCCCCACCATTGTCGGTAGTGGTCTCTCGGATATCGCTAATAGTATCCATATAAAACTGATATATTTCTCGCAGATTGTAATCATGCAGTTCTAGTTCTTTAGCGATCTGCCCCCCTACCATATTGATGGCACCTAAGGCGGCGTAAAACCGAAATGGTGGCCTCAGGTTTAGCTGATCGTTGATCTTGTCTACAACCCTCTTGACCTTTAGCGCTATCTTATCTCTGTTCTGCTGCACTGCAGTAATGTAGGGAATCCAGGCGTGTCCGTAATTTTCCATCAAGAGTTCATCAAACAGTCGAGTCCCTTCCTTCACAGAGATACCAGAACTAGGATTGATGTTGTACTCCACACATCTAAAGACTTCACCCTGCGGCAGATCTTTTAAGAGATAGAGCTTGTCGTAAAACGATGAGTTACTTGTGGCAACCCCCACCGTTCTCCAGGACGTATTGTTTGTCCGTAGGGTATTAGAGTTAGCATTCATTCGATCCCGACCCCGACCCTGCGTGATACCGTATAAGAAGTTAGATATCTCTTCCGGCTTTGAGTTGGTCATCTCGTCTACCGTCAACGGAATATTATTCAGCACCCCCATACGCAACACTAAGGACGCCTTGGTATCGTCGGGTGAGCGCATGGGATCCTCAGGGTGCCCCCATACGGAGTTGATAACCCGCAACACAGTTGTTTTACCAGTACCAGACCCACGATGAATCAGGTTAAGCAGTACGCCTTTATGGTTGGTGGTTACTTTTAATAAGGGTGCGCCAAACGCAGTCAGTGCGGCAAAGGCGTGTGCTTCATATCCAGGGCGGTTGTAGCCGTTATAGGCTTCCTTCCATTTATCCAGCGTACCGGCCGGGTGATACCACTCCACCATATCAGAAGTTGTTACTGTAGGTGGCACGTACCGCAAGTTGCCTTCTTCTAACTCTATGTCTCCAACCACAAAGGTGCTGCTATTTGTCCACCCAAATTGGTGGTGGGCGGTGTCTGCTCTTTTGCTCATTTGCAATTCCTGTGCGGCTTTAATGACGTAGGCTTGTATTTCTGCCCAGCCTTTAGCGAAAGAAAGCACCCCGCGTTTAGACAGCTCCCCTCGAAAGGTATCGCCGCCAGTAAGGTTTGACATAGATACCGTGAAATTTTTTACTCCGTCTTTTGGTAGATGCAATCGTAGCCATGCGCTTTCTCCTTCGTTTGGGTCGTAGATCCTTTGAACTACAAACAGGTCATGCGGATAAACTAAAACTTGATCTTCATCTTTCGCCCTTCGGTATATGCCGCCACGCTTGCCACGAAAATACGGTTCCGGTAGCTTGGGGATCTCATACGTTATTTCTTGCTCAGATCCAGGCTGTTTTACGATGATCTCGGTATCGTTGGACTTCTGTACCTCACCACCTAGCACGATGGGAGATTTTATTTTGCCTTTGTGGAAGCAGTCATCACATCCACCAGGGTTAAACTTCTCAAAGGTAGTGCAGTAATACGGGCCTTTCTTGTCACCCCTAGTTTCAGAAGCTCTTTTTTCTGTCTCGTGTGGGTCGTATTCTGGATGCTTCTCAGAGATTTTATGGATTGCTTTTTCTGCGTCATCGCAATGTTCAGCAATTGATAGACCAGCTCTCCATAAGTCGTAGCCTATCGTTCCTTGGTTCTGATAGATATTTAGTAATTGGTTACAGCCGTTACCCTGGGCTGTCTTAATCATTATGTTTTTAAAGTACGTGGCACGGTTACCCATTAACGCCTTAGTCAATTCGCTGGGTTCTTTTCGTGCTAGTCCTAGATCAACTCTAGGTGGGGGAGGTGGGGGTAGTAGCTTCGCTAACTCTTCGTACTCAAAAAAAGTGTCTGGCGGGATAAGAAGTTTTACCTGCCGGGGTTCCTCTTCTTTGAGGTTGAAGGTATCGGGAACTCGTAGGATGCGAGCCGCATCAATTGTGCATTGCGCGTCAATCCAAAGCTGTTTTTCTTTGCACAATAACCTAAGGCTCTCGGCAAGGGGTTCCCATTCTTCCTTCGTTATAGCTTTGGACAGGGGCCAATATGCGTGGAAGCCGCCGCCTGAATCTACAAGAGCAGGATAAGGGAGCTTTGTTTCTTCAAGGAATTTATCGAACGCATCTATCGCTGCTTCCTTGTCCACATAGCCTTTGTTAGCCTCAGCTTTTTCTGGGCTGCAGTCAAGATCAATCCAAATGGACTTCACCCAAAGTACGTTTTCTTTCGCCCGTGGTTTTGCAACTTTAGGATCTTTAAACGTGCTAAGGGCGAAGTAAACATCTCTGCGCTCAGAGATAAATTTATAGATCGCTTGTTCTGTCTCTTCAATGCTGCTGAAAAAAGTCTGGACTACTGGATGCTTGGCTTGTTTGTTTATGCCTGTGATGCAGTAGTACCCTTCCCCAGCAAGAATGGCTCTCAAAAATTCTTGCATTTTTAGACTTCCAGATCGTTTATGAACTCCTGTATTTCAGGAATACGTTTTTTGTATGGCTTTTTCTGACCCGTGAACCATGCGTAGACTGTGGTGTGGCTAACACCAAGCATGGATACCACTACTTGTACTGACACATTTTTGGCAATGCAAAGCCGTCCCAATTTGACGCCCCAACTTTCGATGGGAGCTTCCCTATTTTTATGGACTATTTGTTGTGAATACCCCTTCAACTTGCTCTCCCAAAAAAGAAAAGAGTCGGGTTCCGTCAACCTAGCCCGACGCTAGTTTGAGCCGCGCCTAACGGATGGCGCACCTGGGGGGACAGGATTCTAAAAGCTTTTAGGCGTCGTCATCCCATTCGCTCAGAAGATCTGCTACGGGTTTAGCCGCAGCTTCTTCCTGCTTTTTGGGTGTACGCTTTGAGGGAGGTGGGGCCTCGGGTTGTTCAGTGGGTTTGGGCAGTGCTGCTTTAGCTTTTGCCTGTACCCCATCGGACTGCGCTACGGTCATCGTGATAGCGTTCTTGGCTTCTTGAGTCTGTGCCTTAAGTGAACAGATGTTGTGCTCGTGCTCTTCCAAAGGACGCACCGGAGAGAAAGTAAGTTTGGGCGTTGCGCTGTCGGTATCAAAACGCATTTCAGTAACCACATCTTCAATATTTACGCCGTGAGCAGCCAGATATTTTACGTAGGCTTCAAGCGGCATCTTGTTATTGTCGGCTTTACCAAATATAGACTTAGACGGTAGCACCAACTGAAACACGTCACCGTTAAAATCATTAGCCAACACAACGGCAAGGCGGCGAGAAAAACGACAAGCGCGAGAGTCACCTTGACCAGAGCCAGCGATGTTCTGCGTACAGTTAGCACAAGTCTGTGACTGCGGGGCTTTGATGTTTGCATCAGGGCGAATCCCGTCAGCCGACCAACAAGCCGGAGGAACTTGCTCACCCTCTTCGTACTGCCCTTCGTAAAATGTACGACCGACATGTTCAGCCGCCGCTACGATAACAACTTGCATTGTGCGCTCGTCAGACTTAGCAGTCTCTTGACCACCGACCATCATGCGAAACACACCGCCACGGATGGAGATACGCTTGTTCTGACTGCTCCCCATGAGGGCACGGGTTGTAGCCGATAGGCCACGGTTTTTCAGGTACTCGGGCAGGTTGCCTTTAAAAAGTGATAATTCTCCGCTCATTTAGATCTCCTTACGGTTACGGAATAACGGCTCTCAGAATTGAGGCCTTGGGGCAGGAAGCTTGGGTTTTCTTCTAGCCAAGTCTTCATGTTGGTTTGATGGACACGCCGCTCAAGCAGGTCAAAAGCATCGTGCTTGCGGATAAACTCATGCATGGATTCCCAATCGGATGTCCAGTACCGGGTCTTGACTGACCGGATAACGGTACCGTGGGGGGTTTTGATGCTGTCTGCACCGGTAGTCTTACAGATCTCCATAAGCTCGTTTTCCACAAGCTCCATCTGTGACTTGATGTTTGCCACTCGCTCTTCGTGCTCACGCTCTAGCTGTTGCAGGGCGTCACGCATCTTGATGTAGACCTTGGCTAATTTGTCGGCTCCGATTTCACTCATTCTCAACTCCAGTTTGTTGGATACTGTTTACTTTGTCAACTTCTTGGTAAAAAAGTTCCACAACTTTTGAATGAATATCCTCTTTTTTACGGAGGGCCGCATAAACCTTAGCTTCTACGGTACTGCCTTGAAGGTGAATGATCGTCACATTGTGACGTTGTCCTTTGCGGTGTACCCTGGCATTAGCCTGTAGATAGGACTCAAGGCTCGTCGTTGGGCCAAACCATACAACGGTATCGGCAGCGGTCAGGGTGACTCCGTGGGCGGCTGCTTGGGGCTGTATAACAAGCACTCTTGGATCTTTTTCCTGCTGGAAATCCCTAAAAATCTTACTGCGGCGGGTTGCCGACACGGCCCCAGATATGATGTCATTTGTGATCCCGTTTTGGGTTAGGAACTCGGATACCGATTGAATAGCGTGCTTGAAAGGAACAAAAACCAAAACCTTATTAGTACTTTCCCTAATAGCCTCAAGCAGCACGCCCAGGCGATTCTTAGCATCAAACGAGACCACATCGCCAGTATCGGAATACACCACGCCCATAGACAACTGAAGGAGCTTGTTCATTAGAGTGGCGGCGTTTACAGCGGTTATTGTCTCGTCAGCCGCATGGATCAGCATCTGAGATCTGATCTTTTCGTAGTACATATCCTGCTGTTTGGTCAAGGGGACTAGCCTTGTTGTGTACGTAACCTCGGGTAGATCCAGGCATTGATCTTTGGTAAACCTGATAGCTGGGTGTAATGCCCTGTAAACGATGTCTACCGCGTTTACTCTTGGTATCCATACAAACCTAGATAGCTGAACCATAACCTGATCTTTCCAGCCGGTCTTGAACTTGGGTACTCGCTCTGGGCAAACAAGTTTGGCTAATCCAAAGGCATCCTCAGGGGACTGTGCTGCTGGAGTACCGGTCAACATCCACAACCAGACATGATCAAAGAGTAGGTTGTTGAGGCATTTCCACCTACGGGTTGAGGTGTTTTTGTAGGCGTTAGCTTCATCCACGATGATCAAATCAAACCCAGCCTGCTGAAGGTTTTTTAGTACGACTTCCACACCATCGTAGTTGATGATCACGAACTCAGCGTCACCATCAAGTATCTCCTTGCGTTTCTCAGGTTTACCGTGCGCGATGGCAACCTTTCGGTGCATAGCGAACCCAAAAAGATCTTGTTGCCAAGCCGACTGCATGATGGACAAGGGGCAGATAACCAGGGCGCGTTTTATGACGCCCATCTTCATAAGATAGTCAGCCGCCCAGATGCAAGATGCGGTCTTGCCGGTGCCTTGCTCGTTAAAACAAAAGGCTCGTTTGTGCAGAGTTAGGAACGATGCCGTCTCAATCTGGTGGCTCATAGGTTTGTTAAACCCAGGCCAGTTGTAGTTTTTCTTTATGGTGGACGGTACGTTCTTAATACGTAACCGAGCTAGATGTTGTGCTTCCTCTAACCCCCACTTGACCAGCACTTGAGAAGCACCGTCTTCGGACTTTACAAGTTTGCTGTTTGGGATCGTTGCTAGAACGGGATCGGGGTTTTTTAGCTTTAGCAGTAAAGCTTTGTTCTCAATTATTTCCATTGGCTCTCAGCACGGGCTACCGGCCCGAGTCGGTTTAGGGTTTACTTCTTTTCGCGCTTACTAACTTCAGACACAAGTTTGCTGCTTGAGTTCCGTCTAAATGACCTGTTGGTGCTTGAGGGTTCTATCCGCACACCGTGGCTGTTCTTACCACCTTTACTCAGTGCGCGTTTGTGGGCGATGTCTTTGCCTTCTCGGGCATCAGCTTTGCCATTCCCGTTAGCATCTTTACCCTCTTTATCCACTTTGCGCCTAGCCCGTTGGCGCTCCATCCGAAAGCCATGTTCATCACGAGCTTTCTGTTGCTGGTACTCTTTTTTGTACGGTCTAGGCTTGTTAACGTACGGCATGTTGCTCTCCTAAACGTGTTTACCGTTGTGAACACAGCTTACTACTGGACAATATTGGCGGCAAGTGAAATTGGGTTTTGCGTTCCACACACCCTCTTGATACGTTTTAACCAGCCACTGATAGCGCTCTGTCCACTCCCGCATGATCCCAATTATGTCCCCACGGACGTATTTACGCTTAATAAAATCCTCACAGACCAAAAAAAGTAGCCCTGCCTTTATGGTCTGGACTTGCGGGAAGTGAGCAAAGGTGCATAGGGCCATCAAATCCAACTGCTTTGTGTCTGCGTACTTGCTGGACTTTCCGGTCTTGTAGTCAATGATCTTTGCTTCTTCACCATCAACGATAATCAGGTCAGCAATACCTCTCAACCAAACTTTCGGGTCAAAAAATCCACACGGCTCACCAAGCTCCGTCAGCCCCATCCTAAATTCACAGTGCTTCTCCCCTGGCATATCGTTGAGTAGCTGCAAGGGTTCTGCAAACTCCTTAAACTGCGGGGGGATAGGAGTGCCATTTTTAATGAAGTTTTCTGCTGCCGTATGGACTAACTCGCCATACAGAATTGCTTCAGACTGTGGCTCGACCGTATCCTTTACCACCTTTATGTGGTAATACTTTTTAGGACACTGCTCAAACAGTCCGATTGCACTGTACGACCAAGCTGGTTTCACTGATTTATGTGGCTCTTAGTGACGTTTAAAAGCAACTTAGCGTTTACCATTAGTTCTTCTACTAGCGGTTTAGCTTCCTCATACGCCCCTAAGCTCATCAAATTATGCGACTCATGCAAAAGCCGCTTTATCTCAAGATAGTATGGAGCATAATCAAGTTTAACATTTTCCATAGCTTTTTCCAACTCCTGATTCACAATTAACGGGAAGCCGCCAAGCCCAGTCTGGCACCCATCTCATGCACTCCTCAACGTAGGCACGGGCTTGTTCTACTTCCTCATCTTTTACAGCAACCATGATGGCATCATGCACCGTCAGCACGACTCGGTAACGCTTAGATATTCTAATCATCTGCTCGCCGACTATGTTTCTGGCAAGTGCCTGGATGACGTTCTCAACTACTTTCCCCCCGTAAATGTGGATGTCTTTTTCTCTTCGGGAATCGTAGGTGTAGACATCTCTAGACCCTCCGTTGGGCAGTCCCTCTTGAGTACAGCGTAGGTTGTTATAAATTAGTTTGAGTTTGCTGGGCAGCTCGAACCCACCTTTAATCACTTTGACTACACCACGCCTACCAAAATCTGCATAGCTACCGGAAAGCATAGCCCCCAAAGCTTCGTTGCCCTCGTTCCATAACTCCCGTATCCGTGGGTTGTACGCCCGATAAACTCTGATAATTCTTTCAGCCTCATCTTCAGAGATGTTGACTCCCTGCAGACCAAGCATGAGGTGAAACTTCTTGTGCCCCATGCCGTATCCGGCACCGAGCACCACGGTCTTTCCAAAAAATCTTTCCTCTTTAGTGACCTCGTCCTCGTTTTTGTTGTAGATCTTCGCCGCCGTGATCTTGTAAACATCCTCTCCGTCATCAAATGCGGTGACCAAGTCCTCCTCCTGAGCCATCCACGCCAGCGTTCGCGCTTCGATCTGTGAAGAATCACAGTCAATAAACGTATACCCTTCCGGTGCCACAAGTGCTTCTTTTATCGCTGTACTCCCCCGCGACGGTAGGTTCTGAAGGTTCACTTTATCCGCACCGCCCCATCTACCCGTGTGTGCGGCGTAGTACTTAAGAGGTACGGGCAAACTCCCACGTTTGCCTATGTCTATAAATCTCTGGGTGCGCGTTTCTTCAATCGTAGTTTTAACTCCCAGACGAGCCGCCACAAGGTTCTGCACGTCCTCATTCTCATGCTCAAGCAACGCTGTGAACGTGCTGTCTGTCTTGGCAAAAGCCCACGCTTTTTTGTTTGTTCTAGTAGATATCTTTGTAGGCGGCCTTACTCCCAAAGTCATCAAAGCTTGTGCAAACTTGTCATTGGACATGATGACTTCTTTGTCCGTCTCTGCGGATTCAAGAAGTTTTGCCTTTTTATCTCGTAGCTCCCGCAGATAAGCTTCAAGTCCAGCTACATCCACTTCTATTACTGGCTCGGTAAACATCCGAATCGTAAGATCAATCAGCTTTAACTCCTTGACCGGAAACCCATCGCTTAAAACTTTGAAGAGGCTGTACGTCAGTGCCACGTCGTTCTTACAGTACTCTCCGTACTGTGCAAGATCTGCCGCCGTAAACATGAACCGCGCTTTACCTAGAGCGTTGACCACTTCGGTACCTTTTACACCAAGCCCGTACCTCTTAGCCAATACTTTTAGACTGCCACCAGCATCCACACCGTGAATTGGACGAGCCATCGACAGCGTGTCAAGCCAAGCTTTAGGCCTAATATCGAAGTGCCAGTTCAGTATGGCCCCGTCAAATATGGCGTTGTGCGCTAGGGCAAAGGAATCCTCCCAACTGTACTGATCTAAAAACTTCTTAATCTCTGCGTGACTACCACTGAACCACTCAGGCTCTCCATCATCGACTTGCACTGCAACCCCGATGACTTCAAATCTTGGGTCTCTTATGTACTCTTCTGTGGTTTGGGTTTTAAAGCCAAGGTATTTACCGTAGTAGGTCTCAAAGTCAATGGTTAGTATTTTCATTACTCTCTTATGTCCCATTCCATAAAGGTTTGCCCCTTGTGTTGATAGATACACAGATCACCTACCGTATCTGGGGTGTAATCTCTTTCTTCGTCTGTTTTACTGCTTTCACAAAGTTCACATGAAAAAGAAATGCGTAGACCGTACCGTCTGGGGCTGGGGTTTAGCGTAAGACTGTTGGTAATAGTTTCAGTCTGGGTGTGGTCAAAACCGTTGATTGTGACCCTCGTCTGGTCAGCGTCTTCTGACCTAAAAAATGTTTGCACCTCTCCTTGATGGAGGTAGTTGCCGCCACACTTCGGGCAAAGCAAAATTTCATCTTCTTGAATAGCTATCTTAGCTCCGATCATTTTCAAACTCTCCTATAAGCTTGTTAAGATACCACTGCGCTTTTTTAAGATCTTCCAGGGCATCACCCTTGTATCCTGTGCGGCTTAGATACTTGATAGCGGTTAGCCGCAGGTGTCCTCTGAACTCTTCTGTGGTTGACTTGGCCTTCATGTAGTCAATCGTCTCGATGCCACCAACTTTGTAGTGTGGTGGGTGGTTGACCGAATCTGAGATCAAATGGAATGGCGCGGTGGGATGTTTAGTCATTGTCATCGTCTTCTTTTTCCTCTTGTTCGTTGTTTGGCTCTTCCATAAAGTTACCTCTGAAGCGGTTTTGTACATATAGTTTGTGATTAAGCTTAAACATTCGCTTGCGGCGACCGATAATATCT